TTGTTGAACATTTGCTGTCGCTTACTCCAGAAGGTAAGTGGACTATGAATAACGGCCAAGATATTCATCTTATTATGACAGGTGGTGAACCGTTGTTAGCGTGGCAACGGCTTTACGTAGAGCTGTTCGAACATCCACGTATGAGAGATTTAAAAAATGTTACATTTGAAACAAACACTACACAAGTATTACACGATGACCTCTACAACTATCTCAACAATAGTGACAGAATTACAGTCACATGGAGTTGTAGCCCTAAACTTAGCGTTAGTGGAGAATCTTGGGAAGACGCTATCAAACCTGATGTTGCTCTTAATTATTCCACTGTTGCTGGCAGTGACATTTATCTTAAATTTGTTGTTGCTGATCGTGCAGATATTGAAGAAGCTGGCAGAGCTGTGCAAGCATACCGTAACGTCGGCGTTGAGTGTCCGGTATATTGTATGCCGCTTGGAGGACGCTCGGAAGAGTATGTTCTCAACGTTAAAGAAGTTGCAGAGGTTTGCATGGAAAAAGGATGGCGATTCACTCCTAGACTCCACATCTCACTATTCGGAAATGCCTGGGGAACATAGTAGAGATATGGATGCACTATACGATATTAAAAAAGAAACTAACGAACAGTTAGATAAAGCAATGAAGGCTCCTATCGATCAAGATAGGATTAGAAAGGCTGGTTGGTAATATGAAAGACCCAAAAATAACTAAACTTGTATCTAAGTTCAAAAGTGAAGTAGACCAAATTAATAAAACATGGGCTGCATTGCAGGCAGAAGGTATGTATATTGACATCAGAGCAGAAGGTACTCATACATATACTGATCCTAAATTTTTTACAATTAGTCAAATGACACAAAGCGTCGAATATTTTAAGGAGACAAAATGAAAAGATGGTTAAAAAAACTAACAGGAATGGATAAAGTAGAAGCTGAAAGGGCTAATGTTGAAGAAGAAAAACTTGAACTACTGAGAAAAAAAGATCCTAAAGAATATCACACACGCAAAAAAGAGTCTTGGGTTAATGTACTTGATATGAAAGTAAACGAAGACAACATTCGAAACGGTTTCTTTGAGCTCGATTGGAATAAGTATTTCGTTATAGAATTAATCCAAAACGGATATGGAACTGAATCAGATCCAGAAGAAGAAATTGTAGACAGATGGTTTAAAGATATTGTGTATAATATGTTATCAGACGAAGGTTTAGATACTGATAGAGGCGCAGGATACATAAACGTTAAACCACTAAGTGATGACAAAAGCGAAGTATCTTAATGGTTGACACAAGTCAGATCTGGTGTTATAATAGTACTATAATTTACACAAAGGCAAACTAATGGCAACTTACGTACTAGTAGATACAGCAAATACATTTTTTCGTGCAAGGCACGTTATTAGAGGCGACTTAGACACAAAAGTTGGTATGGCTTTTCATATTACACTAGCAGGTGTTAGAAAAGCATGGCAAGACTTTAGTGCAGATCATGTTGTGTTCTGTTTAGAAGGTCGCAGTTGGCGCAAGGACTTTTATGAGCCTTACAAGCGTAACCGTAGCGATGCTAGAGCTGCACATACTGAAAAAGAAGAACAAGAAGATAAGTTGTTTTGGGAAGCCTTTGACACATTTAAAGACTTTGTAGGTACTAAGACTAACTGTTCAGTATTACAGAATCAGCAGTTAGAAGCAGATGATCTTATTGCTGGTTGGGTGCAAGCACACCCTAACGACAATCATGTTATTATAAGCACAGATGGCGACTTTGCACAACTTATTGCACCTAATGTTAAACAATACAATGGCGTTACAGAAACTACTATTACACATGAAGGCTACTTTGATAAGAAAGGCCTACGTGTAATTGACAAGAAAACTAAACTAGAAAAACCTGCACCTATTCCTGAGTTCATGTTGTTTGAAAAGTGTATGCGTGGTGATAAGAGTGACAATGTGTTTAGTGCATTTCCAGGTGTTAGAGTAAAAGGCACTAAGAATAAAGTAGGCTTAACTGAAGCCTTTGCAGATAAAGACAACAAAGGCTTTAACTGGAATAACATGATGCTACAACGTTGGGTAGACCATAATGGTGTAGAGCATCGTGTATTAGATGATTATAATAGAAATGTTGTACTATGTGATTTGACTGCACAGCCAGCTAACATTAGAAGTATTATCAATGATACTATTGAAGATGCCATAGAACAACCTAAACAAATAACACAAGTTGGTTTACGACTAATGAAGTTTTGTGCCCTATGGGATCTTCAACGTGTAAGCGAACAGGCTCAGAGCTATGCTGAGCCATTACAAGCGAGGTATATAGCATGACAATAAATGCAAAAGAAATAATTGACGGCAAGTTTTGGATTATCGAAAACGAAGGTAACAAAGTTGCCACACTAGCATATTCAGATGAAAAGTATATGGTTACTGATATGAATGGATCTAGATTTATAAACGATAAGAAAGAACTTGAAAAAGACCTAGGAAAACTAAGTTGGAGTTCTTTAGAAATTACTGAAGTTACTTTAGACGATGTACATGGCTTTCCGACTAGCTGTACACCGCACAATCCTTTATATGACGTTAAACAAAAACTACCGTTGTTTACTAAAAGTACAAAATCAAAAAGTTTGTACTGTGCAGGTTTTTATATTATTAGATTTGATAAAGGCTGGGTTAAGAGTTTTTGTCCTAAAGCTATTACAGTTGAACGTTATCCTTACAAAGGACCTTTTAAAACTGCTTTAGAAATGAGAACCGAATTGAGTAAAGCAAATGCAAAGTGAGCCACTAAACACTATAGCAATACAACAGTTTATTTCTCAAGTTAAAAGTGCAGATGCAAGTCAATCTAGAGATGTAACACTTAATATTCAGCAAGCAAAAAGATTAGCTTTTACGTTAGGTGAAGTAATGGCTAGGCTTAATGGTGATCTAGAATCTTTGCTAATAAAAACCAATAACAAAGAAGACGAAACCATAGAAGTAAGGCTAGACGGCGGAAATAGTTGGTAAAAATAGATAAATATATACGTAGTTAATTAAAGGACAACGTATATGAGTAGACCTAAACCAACCGTTTTATTAGAGTTTATAGATAAAAAAACATACAAAAGCGAACAAATCTTAGACGCTGATGCTATATGGGCAGTATTTTTTAAAAATAAACCATTTAATCTAAAATCTTCGCATAGTCTAACCAACTACCCAGGACCAAAATATAAGAAAGTTTCTTTTTCTAATCCAGGTCATGCAATAAATCTAGCAAAAAAATTAAATGACTTGTTTAGTTGTAAAGAGTTTTCGGTAGTAAAGCTGACTGCAGGAGAATCAGTTCCTTTGGAAAACTAATGAACTGGAAAGAAAACTACACAAAAATATTTCTTAAGACTGCAAATAAAAGCATCGATGAAGCAACTGTAAAACAACATATATCTATATGGTGGCAAAACACACGCTCAAAAGATACAGGCGGACTACGCCTTACTGAATCTGGTTATAATTTTATTACCGAAGAATTAGAATTACAAACATATCAAGTACCTTATCCTAAGGACTTTAACTTTACAACTAATGTAATAATATGGATGGACCAATTTATAGATTGTCCTTACTATCTTGGTAAGCAAGGTATAGTTGTAACGAACGAAAAGAAAGCAATGGAATTGCATCTTTTTAGCGGCGATGTAAGAAAATACGGCTTAATAAAAGCTATGAACAGACAAAAAGATTAGTTTTTGGAAAAAAACTGGTTGACTTCTTCTCCTATTGATAGTATTATATATACATGCTTAGAAATTAAGTATGGCACTGAAAATAACTGTAGAGGAATACAAAATGGAAAATGTAGCAGTACGTACTGTAAGTCCTAATAGAGCAAAAAAGAGTATTAGGCATGCTTTTAAGAAACAACGCCCTATCTTTATGTGGGGACCTCCAGGCATTGGTAAGTCTGATATTGTTGGACAGGTTACTAACGAGCTTGAAAATTCAAAACTAATTGACATTAGACTCTCGCTTTGGGAGCCTACAGATATCAAAGGCATTCCTTATTATGCCGCAAATGATAATGTAATGGCTTGGGCACCTCCACAAGAATTACCAACAAAAGAAATGGCTAAGAAGTATAAATGGATTGTACTATTCTTAGACGAAATGAATTCAGCGGCACCAGCAGTACAAGCGGCCGCTTACCAACTTATTCTAAATCGTAAGGTTGGACAATACGAGTTACCAGACAATGTTCTTATTGTTGCAGCAGGTAACCGTGAAGCAGACAAAGGTGTTACATATAGAATGCCTGCTCCGCTTGCTAATAGATTTGTTCATATTGAACTTGCTGTCGACTTTGACGACTGGTTTACATGGGCAGTCAATAATGACATACACAATGATGTTGTAGGTTATTTGACTTTTAGTAAAAAAGACCTTTATGATTTTGATCCTAAATCTCCAAGCCGTTCATTTGCAACACCACGTAGTTGGTCTTTTGTAAGTGAATTGTTAGAAGATGAACTTGATGAAGAAACTACAACTGATCTTGTATCAGGTGCAGTAGGCG